TAATTAATAATGCACCAACAAGTGTACAGACAAATAATAGTGGTTCAGTGACTTCAGGTTTTACCAATAATAATCCAGACGAGACGATTACAAATACATCTAGAGCTAGATGGTCTAATATGTAATTAAGATAAATCTTTTTCAGTTATAATTTTAAATTCAGCACCTTGATCTTTACAGTATTTGGTAGCGGCTTGCCATTTAGCTTTATTTCGTATATATTCTAATGACTCACGCATGTAAGACTTGGTCTTTCTGCTAGTTGGTTTTTTAGGTGGCACACATTGACGTGATGGTTTAATTTCTATTACTAACTTACTGCCTGTTTTGGTCTTTACAATGAAGTCTGGAAAATATCTGTGCCATTTGTTGTCAATAGGACTATAATATCTAATTGGTAACTCCTCACTTGCCCAATGGTCTATATTATCACTTTTATCCAAATACACCATCATACGTCTTTCTAATAGTGAACGGTATATAATGTTATTTGGATCACCAACATACTTGCTGGGGTTGATTGGTTTATATATTCCCTTAAAAGATTTCTTCATAACCGTTATAAATATACAAGTATATATAAAGGAATTAAATATGGCATGGACATCTAAAGTAGCAAACATTATCAAGGGCAAAGTAGGAACAATGATTGGCTCATCAATAGCCAATAAATTAAGTTTTGCCTCATCTGGTCAAACAACCAAAGTGGCTGCTAAACTATTAAATAAATCTCCGTTAGAGATAGGTACAACAGGACCTATGTCACACATGGAGTCTATGAACAATCCATACAGTTATGGTACAGTATATTATCCACAAGAGGCAGGTAATTTAGGTGCTGGTCACTATATTATATTTGATGTAGTATCTCACAAGTCATCTAAATTTAAACAACAAACATTTAAGAACGGTGCTTTGACAAATGCTTCAGGAGCAGTACCTGGTAAATCAAGAGTTGCTAATATAAAAAGAAATGGTGTTACATCAGCAAAAAGATTAAGATCAACTTCTTCAGGTGCTATGTCAAAACTTGGTGATACGCACAATTATATTTCAGACAGTATTATATTATATACACCAGCAGAGGCAATGAAATTTAATTACAGTGCCAGTTATGAAGACACACAAACAGGTCTTGCAGGTGATGTGGCTGCCATGATTGGTGGTGTAATGAACGATTCAGGTTTCTTAAACAAAATTCAGGCTGCCGGTGAGGGTATTGGTGGTGTTGGTAGAGAGTTGTTGAAGTCAGGAGCTTTTGCAGCTGCTAGTATAATACCAGGTTTTGAAAATAGTAGACAATTATTTGATAAGTCATTAGGTCAGGCAAAGAACCCTAATCTAGAAACAATATTCCAGTCAGTGCCATTTAGATCATTTAGTTTTCCATTTATATTTGCACCAAAAGATGAACAAGAAAAAGACCAAGTACACAAAATTTTACAACTGTTCAGATTTCATATGTTGCCTGAACACCAAAGTGCTGCTATAAAAGCAGGTTATTTTAACACACCGTCAGAGTTTCAGATTACATACATGTACAGAGACAGTGAGAACGCATACTTACCAAGAATAAGTCGTTGTGTATTAAAAGAATGTAATATAGATTACGCACCAGAGGGTGTTGTATCATCATTAATCGCAGATGAAAAAGGCGCACCACCAACTATTATTAAAATGGATTTAACATTTGGTGAAACAGAAATTATGACAAAAGAAACAGTAGCAGAGGGATTCTAATATGTATTTTGAAATATTTCCATTAATGAACTACAGTAACGATAAGATCACAACTAAACAAGTAACAGATTTATTCAGACGAGTCAAGATAAAAGAGAAAATACTTGACGAGGCAAGTTTATACCAAGAATACGATGTACCTAATGGCGAGAGACCTGAAGATACAGCAATGAAACATTTTGGTGATCCACAATATCATTGGGTAATATTAATGACAAACAAAGGTCAAGATGGTTTTTACGATTGGCCATTAGATTTCAGAGCATTTGAAACTTTTATAACAGAAAAGTATGCCAATCCAGACGCAACACACCATTATGAAAAGGCACAATCAAGTGGTAAAACAACGTCAAATGATTACTCACACTTGATAGAAGTAAACAGTACAGAGCCAGGTGCTGTATCAGTTTCTAATAGACAATATGAAGAAAGAATACAAGACGCAAAAAGAAAAATTAAACTTCTTAATCCAGGTTTCTTGCCTGTATTGTTAGAAGAATTTGACAAATTGATGAATGAATAATTATGTACAATCAAATAAATGCTGATACATTAACAAAAGCAGGCCAGTTTGCCTTATCAGACATACAACTAATATCTTATCAATCTTCCGATGGTGGCAGTGAGCCAAAGAAAGTAAGTGTACGATCACTAGTGCTTGAGATAAACATTTACGAAGATATATTTTCAAAAGGTCTATCAGGTAATGTTGTACTACTTGACGGTCAAAATCTTACCAATCACTTACCACTTACAGGCTTTGAACGTATAGAATTTAAACTGAATACACCAGGTATTGCAAAAGGTTTTGATTTCACGTCTACAACAGGTCACCCGATGTACATATACAAAATATCAGGTAGACAAGAGGCAACACCAAGAACGCAGATGTACGTATTACACTTTGCTTCTAAAGAGATATTAACAAACGAAACAAAGAAAATTTATAGAACAATGTCAGGCACCATAGATGATATGGTCTTGGATATTGTTAGAACTGATTTAGAATCAAACAAGACATTAATATTAGAAGAAACAAAAGGCATACGTAAATACGTGCCAGTAGGTGAAAGACCATTTGATTTCATAGAAGGATTATCCAAGTCTGCTGAGTCAGCAAGATACAATAATAGTGGTATGTATTTCTATGAAGACAGCACAGGTTTTAGATTTAGAAGTTTAGAAAATATGTTGGCGATTACAGATGGCGCTGCTAGACCAGTGGTCGCAAGATTTGAAAAGAAACCTAGATCAATTAAAGGTGGTACAGGTATTACCAATATTATACAAGAAATGCAAACAGTTGATGGTTTTACAATAGATAACCAGTTTGACACAATAAAGAATTTAAGAAATGGCGTCTATGCTAGCAGGACGATCAGCCATGATATGTTTAACAAGACATACACTAATTTTGATTATGATTATAACCTAGAGTTTGAGACCACGTTTCATACTGAACATGATGGTAGTGGTGGTAAAACAGATAACAAGTCAATTGCACCATTAATTAATTATCATGGTAAACAATTTAGTGATTTCGCAGATACAGCATTATATCTACAATCAACAACGACCAATACACACGACAGTTTTGAAGATGAACCAAAAGGCACGAACATGGCCAAAAGACTTGCACAAAGAATGGCTTTTGCCGCTGGCCAGGTATCATTAACAGCAAGAGGTTTTACTGGATTGTCCGTTGGTGATGTAGTTGCACTAGAGATTCCGGCATACGAACCTGCCGGTGTAGACAACCCTCTAGATAATGATCCGTACATGTCTGGACGCTACCTGGTTAAGTCCATACGACATAAAATAGACACGGCTAAAGATATGCACACAATGGCCATTAATACCATGAAGGACGCAGTAAGGGTCGCATATCCAGAGGAGAGTATAGATACATTTACAGGTAGAGAAAACGCAGAGGCAACCAACATATTACAATACGATTTAGACGACATGTTAATAACAGAGGCAAGCAAAGGAGATAACGATGGTATACTCTCATAATATACAGAGAATCTCCGAGATTTCCGACCGCTCCGCTCGCTTTGACGATAGATATACTAATGGAGGCCATAGCAATGGCCATACGAGAGAAAGAACGCATAATATAACACATAAACAAGTGAAAGGCAAATGAATAATACAATGAACAAATGTATAGAAAACATAAGAAAACACATAGACACGGTCTCTCTGGAGGCCTTTGATAAGGCATACTCTTATCATCTACTATACTTCTATAAGGGCCGTCAAGAAGTAATAAACACAATGAAACACGAAGTTAAAGACAAGCTAGCGCATGTCTTGGCCTATATGGGGTATAGGTTATATCACAATCCGTTGAATAAGGCAAGGGATAAGTATAATGCGTACAAAGGACAGAAATAGGCGATTATGGCGTATAGCGTAGTGATTAAAAATAAACAATTATCGGAAAATATTTAAGCATATGGCAAGATTTATAGGAAAGAATACAGACTTTACATGGTTTTCAGGTGTAGTAGAGGACAGATTAGATCCTCTTTATGCTGGCCGTTTAAAAGTTAGGTGTTTAGGTTTTCATACAGACAACAAGAGTGAATTACCTACAGAGGACTTGCCGTGGGCCATGTGTGTGTTATCAACGGCCTCACCAGGTATTTCTGGTCTCGG